TAGGCAAATCACTTAGTGGATAACTCTCAGGCATTCCGCCTTTAGGGTCATCATATAAAATACATAATATTTTCATTATTTTTTCTCCTTTAAAAGTTTCGTTAATTCGGTTGTTGACCCAACGAATAAAGCGTTAGTAACACTTGTCGGACCTTGATTGGGCACCTCTTTGAGTTTCTTCAGTTTTTCTTGCATTGCCATTAAGTCTTTAGACATATCTGCAACTGTTTTTATCAGTTGGCCTGCGACCTCATATGCACGAGGATGTTCTCCTTCTTTAGCAAGTGCCAGTATACCGTCTATTGCATCATTGCCTTTTTCAAGCATCTTATAGAGGTTTTCACGACCCTTGTCAAAGTCGACCTCAGCGTCTTTATCTTCTGGAACAATTAAATCTGTTTGTTCTTCTACTACTGCGACATCAAGTATCTCTGGCACAATATTTAAAACTTCGTTTAGTTTATCATCAATAGAACTCATATTAAAACCCTTTTGTTATTTATTCATCATTACCTGTTTCTTCATCATAGTTCAAACCATCATCAAAGAAATCTAATGTTGTAGTATATGTATAAGTATCGTCTTTGTCAGCACTTGTTGGATTCGGCGTAACTGTAACTCTTTCACTTCGAGAAGGACCTTGGTCTGATGTATTAGTATATAAATCAGCAGATACTTTCTTAATGATAGCAGAAGTACTAATTGGACCAAATAGATATATCTTTGCAGTAAAATTTAGAGTGTACTCGATTCTTCTTGAGGTCGTTAAATCTCCAGCATACGAATCTGAATAGTTAGTCGATTCGAGTATGAAAGGTATATCTCTCTTTGTACCCATTGTAGAGTTTTCAATCATTGTTACTGTATAGTCTGGTTGAAAGTATGGAAGTATTTGTTCAATAATCTGTAGGCCGTCATCTGAGTTAGATGTAAAAACACTTAATTCAAAACTAACATTATAAGGCACAGGTGAAAATTGTGAGTTCAGTTTTGTTGTGTCTGCGTTTGTTGTAACAACGCCAATCTTTTGATTCTTGTTTAGTTTACGAGTAGCATCATAACTGTATCCAGTAATTTCAAATGCCATACGAGGTAGAGTAATAGCAACACTTGATTCACTTCCAGTTAGACTTGACTGTTGTTCTAGTCGTGTAATAAACTTTTCCCTTGGCGAATACGACAAAGGTACTTTAATATTCTGTAAAGGATTCCCGCTAGAATCTAAACGCTTGATATTGATATTATTAAATATCGTTCCAAACGCTATTACAGTATTGCGAATTTGTTTGTGGTAAAAGTGTTGTCCAAACATTAGTAGTCGTCAACCTCCCCAAATGGATTTCTTTCACTAAAGTCAAGTATGTCATCAGCAGTTGATGCTGTTGTTGTACCAGCAGCCGTTTCAAACGCTTGACCCATATCAACAGGTTGTTGAGTCGCCATTGTGAAGTCCTCATTGATAAAGTAGTCAATTGCGCCGATACCACTTTCTATTACAAATGAACCTGTTTCGTTCTCTAATGCAAACTGGAACTGCATAGTGTCTAATGACAAGTCATCTTCTGTCGCATCAATATCGGCAATGCCAGTATCAAGTCTTTCAGAACTGTACTCAAATGTAGTACAAGAGAGTTTGTAAATTGGCAACGCACTCTGTTGATAGAATGGCGCCTCGTGTTCTACGAATTGAATCTCAAAGAACTTCTTAGTCGTAGGAAAGTATACTAAATCGCCTTCTTGAGGGCGTTCAGCAACTAAATCTGAATTGTTGCCTACTAAAGTTTCCCATCTTAACTTAGAAACTGTAAACTGAATGTCATCTCTGAGTTCTAGTCCGAACTTCTTAATGATTTCTTGTTCGCCCATGTAACCATCAGAGTTGTCTACATACATTTCAATGATGTATGAGTCGTCAAAGGAGCTAGCAGGATCCTCACCAAAGATTGTGTCTTTGTTTGCTATTTTTCTTGGCAGATAGTAGACATCTTGACCATAAATCTTCAGTTGTTCGATTATTATATCTTCGTATAATCTTTGTTCTGAAGTGGTGCCGGTGTCGAAATAGACATTCGTTGGCATTTAGTTATCCCTGTTGCATGTGTGGCGGTTCTTCATAATTACTTCTAATTTCTTCTTCTAATTTTTGTTGTTCATCAATCGCAGTAGAAAAAAGTTCAGGTCCGTTTAGCGTAACACCACCAAGCATCGCTGTGCCTGAAAATTTAGATAGGTTTTGTCCCCATTGTCTTTTAATGAGAGTAGTTGTATATCTCTTTAGATATAAGTCGTCAAATAAATCTGTGTATGTTGCAGGGTCTACTTTACGATAGACTTCAAAGATTAAGAATTCGCCTGCTGTAATATCGTTTTTCCAATCCATATCAAGAAATAGTTTGTTTGATAGTTGATTGAATCTCATAGGTTTCTCGCCCACTAATATATGGTCAAGAAAATCAAGATGTTGCATTGTCATTTCGTAATGAACAATACTTGTTGATGAGAAGTCGTATAAATCGTTTAGTCTTAATTGATATCTAACATCAAACATATTTAAGTTTGCTCTGTCAGATAGTGGGAATACATTGACAACAGAAATGACTGACGAAGGAACAACAAGAAAGTTTTCGCCTTGTTTCCAAGTTGTAGTAACACCATCTTCAGTTATAGACTCACTACTATCAGTTGTCATACGAGTGATATCAGCAGCAGTTACTTCATACTTCAGATACATTCTTTCAACGCCATCAACATGGTACTGTGCGAAATACTGTAATGCTTCGTCTATTCTGTCCTCTACTTGGTCGTCATCAACATTTATGTCGATAACAGGTTTACCTAAGTTTCTTAGACAATATTGTTTTAATGTTTCTCTTGTGCTTGGAGCTGCCATATTTGTTTTCCTCTATCTTACTATTTAGTCATCTCCTAAACAGACAGATTTTGTAATTGAATGACTTATCTAGTTACGCTTGGAGTTACTGTAACTCTTCCTTCGATTCGTCTAGTAATTAATCCGCCACTTGTAGTTGTTGTTAAGTCCCATACATATCTACCTTCAGTTAGACTGGCGGTTACTGTGTCTGTTAGTGTGATTGAACAAGTACCATCAGTCGCACTTACAATAGCAGTGGTGAAAGATGTAGAAGATGTAGAGAGATGAGTTTTTCTCAACTTACTTGTTATTGTTTGACCAGTTAAATCTACAACTGTTCCTGAAGAATCTTTTATAGTCAGAGTTTCTGTGTAGTCGGCATCTTGGTCAACTGTGATATTTTGTATAGTTGCCATATTATTTTGCTTTTAGTATTTCTATTTCTGCACTTAATTCTTGTATTGCTTTTACTAATATCGGTATTATTGCTGCTTCTCCAACTTCTTGTTGTCCAGTATTTTCACGAATATCCCACATCTTAAAACCATCTTTTAGTTCTGGATGATTATCAACAACCGATTTAACTTCTTGAGCAATAAAGCCGTGATTTGTGTATGTGTTCTTGTATGTTTCTGTAGAACCTTCTTCGTAATCACTAAATGCCTCTGGTATATCGCCTTTGTTTTTATACTTAAATGTTCTAGGTCGCAAGTCGTTAATGACACTTAGACCAGCTGTAGAGTCTGTAATATCTTTCTTAACACGCTCATCTGATACTGTTGCCCAAGTTACATTTCCGTGTGCTGCCCTAATATCAGAACCTCCTTGACCAATTGTGGAGTAACCTGCAGCACCAGCAACATCATAGCCAAGAGCAGTGCCACCACTTTGATCCACTGCTGTTCCGTGAGAATAAGCACCAACAAAGATATTTTGACCACCTGTAGTATTGTCAACAGCGTGTGTACCACTTAGATAACCAACAAATACATTATCATCACCTGTGGTAGTAGCATCACCTGCTTCACAACCTACTGCTGTATTTTTAGCACCTGTAGTGTTAGCTGTTAACGCTTGACTACCGATACCAGTATTAGTAGCACCTGTTGTGTTAGCTTTTAAAGCGTTTCTACCAAACGCAGCATTATTGTCACCTGAGGTATTTGCCTCACCAGCAAAAGCACCAACAGCAGTATTATATGAAGCAGTTGTTTGTGCGCTTCCAGCTTGTTGACCAATAAAAGTAT